TGAGCTCTAACGTGTAATGTATAACTGTTTTGCCAGCTTTAATTGCATTTGCTCCGATATTGATAAGAAGCCACGATTTACCAATACCTGCAGGTGCCATTACAACACCTAATTCTCCTGGGGCTAATCCTCCATCCATTAAATCATCAATAACATCCCAACCAGTTGTCATGGTGTCTCGTGCTGCTTCTTCGTAACGAAGTGATACATCCTTTTTATATTCTAAACCTATGTTAGTATCAGAGCCAGCTTTCATGGCTCCATCTATTTTAGTTTTAATTTCATCGTAGTTACCCATTTTAAGCAAACTAACCGAATCCATTATAGCTCGTTTTATTTCTTGATTTTTGCAGAATCTTAGTATTTCATCTTTAACAAAAGACAAATCGTCTGATTCCATGTAACGAAATATTTCTTTGAGTTGTTCTAATACCGCAGTTTTTAGAATGTCATTCTCTATTTCAGTAACTTTTACTTTTAATACATCTTTAGTTGGGGGTGTTTTGTATTCTCGAAAATGTCGCAATACTACATCTAGTACCCAACTGTTTGCATCGGATTCAAAATAATCTGATTGTATTATATCTGCAATTTGTTGTAAGAATAGTCTATCGGTAAATAGTGCGGCAATAACTTTTACTTGAAAGCCATAGCCATATTCACTTAATTTATCTGTCATATATACATTATATTAAATAATGATGCTAAAACCAAATTTATTTCTGTGTTTCTCTTGCGAACGCATCCAAAGATAACCATGTTTTATTCAACCATTCTGGTAGATTTTTCATGATGGCCCACATTTTATCTTCATAAAATAATCGCTGAAACTCTGTGCGATTCAATCTGCTAACGGGTTGATCCATGATTCCTCGGATTTTGCTAGCAGTATTTGCTGGTATGTCTAATAGCTTGATGTTCATTAATTGATAATTTTGTTCTAACACCAAACTATTATCTAGTATTTTTTGATATGATTTAGATTCGGCAACTAGTTGTTTGCTTTTATCAAATAACTCATCTAAACCAAATTCTGTTGCTGCACTTAATTCTGGAATCAGTTTTAATATAGTTTTTGATCCTATACCTTTAACTCCAGGTATGTTGTCTGATTTATCTCCTGTAAATGATCTGTACATTACCATGTTTGCGGGATGAACTCCAAACTCTTGCATTACTGCTTCGGTATCATACATTTTCTTTTTGATTGGTGACCAAACCTGTATGCGATCATCTACAAGCTGATAAAAGTCTCGATCCGTAGATACTACAGTAATTTTATTGCAAGACTCTTTGTACATTTGTGCAATATACGCAATAGTGTCATCTGCTTCTATTCCGTCTAATGCTAAAAACGTTACTGGTAAATTATCTAAATATGACACCAACCGACTAAACTGATATCGCATTGATTCTTGTTCGTCTTCAATGCTCGAGTCATGATGATCGAAACGTCTTAATTTTGTTTTGTTAACACGATTTGCTTTGTAGTCTTTGTATATCCCACGTCTCCTTGCAGACCCGCCTCTACCATCAAACACAATAACACATCTGCTAGGTTTGAAATCTCTAACTACTTTGCCAACTGAATATAAAAATCCAGTTATCCCTCCGATGTGATCTCCATCTTCATTGTATGCCGGAGTAGCACCAAAACATCGGATAAAGGTGTTGAGTCCATCAAACACCATGATATGATCATTAGGATTAGATGGACTCGTCGACCTTTCTTGTTGTAACTCGTTGTATAGTTTCTGATACTTATTCATTATCCTTCTTCATCAACCAATTCATCTGTAATTACCACATCGTCAATACCACCATCTACACCGGCACGGTATTTGAAAACATAGGCATCACAGATTCTTTTATATAACCGTTCTTTCATCTCCGGGTTATTAATAACCTTTTCGACAAAGTCTTTGCTCTGAAACTTAACAGTTTCAAAAACTTCTCCTGTATCCAGATCTGTATCATCCAACGAGTACCAAGCTCCTGACTGCGAAACCAATTTAAAATCTTTCATGACACCTAACCAACCTCCGTAGTTGTCGATTCCACTATCATAATAAATTTCATAATCAATTTTCCTATTAGGAGGTCCCATTCTGTTTTTCACTACTTGCACATTGGTTTTATTGCCAACTACTTGTTCTGCTCCATTTACCCGGGCTTTAATCATTCCGGTATTTTTTAAACGAAGACGAACTGAAGCGTGAAATGGAATAGCCTTACCACCAGCTGTTGTCCATTGATCGCCAAATGAAACACCCATCTTTGTTCGCAACTGATTTGTGAATATCAAGCAGATACGTTCTCTGGCTATCCAATTGGTAACCTTACGCATTGCTTTGGATAAAATAATTGATTTTGATGTTGCGTAACCGTCTTTGTCATATTCTGCAGACATTTCAATTTTGGTAGAAGCACCCATAATAGAATCAACGATGATTGTAACTAACCTATCCTTATCTGATTTTCTCACCTGTTCTACTATGGTTTCAATAGTTTCAAAAATTTCTTCAACAGTTTCTAAAGGAACATATAGCATAGTTTTTAGATCTACGCCGATTGCTGTTAAAAACTCTGAACTAGTTGCTGCTTCCGTATCAATATAAACTGCAAGGCCTCCTTTACGTTGTGTTTCTGCTAAAGTGTGTGCTGCTAGCAAAGATTTACCTGACGCCTCCAATCCGGTTATTTCGGTAATTCTACCAACCGGAAATCCTCCATGGGGACGATTTGATATTGCTAAATCTAACATTGAACACCCTGACGATATCCACTCTGTAACATTGGTTGGTGCATCTTGATCACCATCTAGAAAAAATGCAGTTTTTAAAGCTTGACCTTTAAATTGTTTGTTGATGCTATCAGCTAACGTGTTTGCTAGAACATCCTGCATTTCCAGTTTACTTTTACCTTTTGACATTGAGTCTCCCTAATTAGTTATTGAATAAATCATCAAATGCAGAAGCTACATCGGTCTTTTTAGTAGATGTTGTTTCCGTTTTTGTGTCAGTTGCAGTAGATTGTGTAGTTGATTCATCATCGTTGTCATCTACATCAGAGTCTGCATTTTCTGGATTCATCCATTCTTGTAAAGCCGCTTCTAATTCATCATAAGTTGGCTCAGGGAAGATGTCAGTGATAACTGGTTGGTTCATGATTTTTTCTGCAATTGCCTTGTCTTCTGTTGCTGGCGTTGTGTTAGGTTTAACACGAATTGCAGTCTTAGGATATTGTCCTGCACCTTCTGCTGGTGTAAATTCTACATCAATATCTCTACCATTCATTAAGTCGGTAATATCACCATAATCTGGATCTGAGATAATAGATAAAAGCTCAGTGTAAATAGTTTTACCAAAGCCCCAAAATTTAACACCCTCAGCTTCTTTGCCTCGGACAATTACCGGTACATAAGTACGCATCTTAGGTTCGATTTTACGACCCATGATCCACTCATCTTTATCTCCGGTCTTTTTTAGTTTTTCTGCAAACTCTACTACGGGGTCTGCATTGCCAAATGAAACTGGTGACAACATTGAACGTTTAGCAATGTCATAATGGAAATACAATTCTAGAAACGGATTTTCTTTGCGGTGCACGTACGGCACAATTCTGATTCGTGTCTTGCCTGATTCAGGCTTCCACAGATTGTTTTTCTTTTCGTCACTTTTGTTTAATTGGTTAAGTTTTGCCTTGATGGCATCTAAGTTAAGTCCCATGTTTAAGTACTCCTTTTAAGTTATTAATTTATGTTATTTATACTAATTACAATATAAGTAATTAATTCGTTAAGTCCAAATAATTTGTTAAGTTTTTTTTAAAATATTTTATTGTTTTTGCAATGTATCCCAGAAAATATCCCAATCAAATAATCCATGGGCATTCACAACTGTACCGTCAACTTGCCAATCGTTACCTTCTCGATCTTTACCTAATAAATACGCACTCCAAGTGTAATTGTCTAGTTGTTCTTCAGTATCATAATCATCAAATTTAATTTGTATGGGCTGTGCATTGTCTGTTTCGCCATGTGCAAAGTATGCAATTGTTACATATGGTAAATCGCCATCAATTATATCTACTTTGTCTTTTGGTGGTTGTGATTCTTTAAGTAATTTTTTTAATCGTATCATGGCGTTTTTCTATTATTTATATATAATAAATATGTTACTTCCAAGAAATCTTCTTGAAAAATGTTAGTTCAACTACCCGGTAGCTGTCATCATCTGTTAGTATGAATGAGTTGTTGTATCGGCTCCAATCTATTTTGTAGGTTTTGTCTAATACCCCGTTGTTCACTTTGCGTATGACTGCGTTTAGTGCATTAACCGTATACAAAGTATTGGTTTCTTTTTTTCGATGTACGCTTATGGTGTTTTGTCCCCGGGTGGCAGATGCATCTGCGTTATATGTGCAATACAATTGTTGCAAGTTTTCTGAATTAGCAAACACAAATATTCTGCGTTCTGGAATCTCGTAGCTTTGTTTGATGTAATCGAC